AGTTAATTCGGTTTCGCCTTTTTGTATTTCTATTTGTTCTTCGGACAGCTCCGTATTTTCTGGTGCCATTTCCGCAGACTTTGCTATATACGCATCATAGATTTTTTGTGCCTGACGGTTGTTTAATCCCGCTTCATGCGCCAATCCCTGATACCATCCTTTTACATCTTTATCAATATTATCAACACCTTCTGGATTTTTAAGATCGTACCCATCAGAAGATTCTGGTCGTCCTAATTTGGTATAGACACCGTTCCAATCATCATCATTGGCCCAGTTGCCAGGAATCGCTATTTTCTCGGCACCCACCATACTTTGTGCATGAATAGCCGTTTTTGCTAATCCTTCTACGCTATCTATATTATGTATTAAACTGTTATTTTGTATGTCCTCTGGTAAACTTGCTTTCCAATCAGACGGTGCTTCCCCAGTTTGGACTGGAGCATCCGCTACCTGTTCTTCTGCCATTTTATTATCCTTCCGCTATTGTTTGCTGTTGTTGTTTTTCTTCTTTGATTAAGTGCAGTACATACAGCACGACACTTCTTTGTCCCTCATGGACAAAACTTAAAGCTCGGTTATTATCCACAAATGTCATCGTT